CTCTTCCCTGGCGGTGACCAGATAACCGTTGGTAACGGCAATCGAACGACGGTGCTGACCGTGAACTGCGTGCTCTTCATCCTGCCGATTCCGCGTATGGATGAGAAGTACCGCGACCTTTACACTTGGCGTGCTTGGCTGCGAACAGCCTTCGATGGAGCTGTGACGATTAGTGGAAACGCCGTACAGGTCGCTGTGACTGGCACTACACTCGGCACAGATACATATGCCGATCAGGACTACCTGACGGTTCAGGCAACTGCGGAAGTCACGGTCTATGACACCGTGGCGTTCACCGCGTAGAGCAAGGAGTAAACGATGGCAACCTACGGCGCAAAGGCTCTGACGCGAATCGCTGTTGCGTCGCAGACTACATTCGGAACCGCAGCTACATTTGGCACCGCGCTTGGCGAAGTTCTCTATAACGATACCGTTGGATCGCTTGACTTGGGCGTGACGATTGATCTTGGTGAGAATACAACTGTCGGAAAGCGTACCGCGATTCAGTCTAGCCAACCAACCGTTACCGGCAAGGCTCCAATGCTGACGATCGCTGAGTCGCCTGCTTCACTTCGCACGCTTCCGATTCTATTTCAATCAATCGGTGGCACAACGGCGAGTACGGCTCTGCCATATACCTGGACATGGTCGCCAAATCAGAGCGATGTCGATACGCTCGACTTTCTCACGTTCCTTGTGACCGATGGCGTGCAGCAGTACACGATCCGAGATGCAATTCCGACTGAGATCACGCTGTCCGCAGATGCCAATGGCCTCCTTCAGGCTGGTGCAACGCTCGCAGCAACGGTTGTGACGAGCACATCGGCGACATTCCCAAATACGATCAACACGAATCAGTTGATGCCTGGTCGCTTGATGCGATTGAGCACGGCCGCATCCTTCCCATCGAAGGCTGGTACGTCGCCAACGGCAACGGACTTTGCGTCAATCTACAACTTCAGTCTGTCGATTCAGACCGGCGCTGGCATGATCACGGCGCTCGATGGCAGCCTTACGGCAGCCACGGCCGCACTGACTGGCGTGCTTGATGCAACGCTGACCTTCACGGCAGCAAGCAACTCAGCCGCCACGACGAGCTTTGGTATTACCAGCATCGGTACGCAGAAGTTCCTGCGCCTGTACGGTGCTCTTGGCGGATCGCCTAACTACGGCGTCTGGATTCTCGGCTCGTGGATTGTTGAGAATGTCGTACCGCTTTCGGCGGACACGGATGGCGTTGTAGTCAATGAAGTTACCTGCCGTCTAGCAATGGACAGCACGGTAGCGGCTGGCCTTGGTAAGTCGATTGAAGTCATCATCGACTCCCCACTCACAGCAATTCCATAAAGAGCAGCGCCTAGTGCGCTAGTAGGAGGGTCAATATGGACACGGTAAAGATTGAACTAGACGGCGTGTTTGCCGGTTGGAACATCGAGCTGCGACGCAATGTAAGCGCTCGCATCTTGATCGACCTACAGGGCGACACGTCCGTCCAGTTCGCAGCCTTCGCAAAGTTGGTTGTGAGCCATAACTTCAAGGATATTGAAGGTAACGCAACTGATGACATCCTTGACGCTCCAGTCGCTGCCATAACGGCATCGATGGAGAGGTGGGCAACCGCAATTTCAGCACTCCCAAACGCGTAAGGCTGGAAGCCAAGCGGCTGTCAATCGGACAGTCAGTGGTGGTAACCAGCCCAGAGATCATCGCGCACACACTCGGCACCGCCTACGGCGTACCACCTTGGGAGATACTGAAGACCGCAACAGCTGAAGACCTCATGTCCTATTGGGGTCTGTATTGCGAGATTCAACCAAGGAGTAAGTGAGTGGCTAAGGGAACGGTAGAAATCCAGCTGCAAGGGAATGTCCGAGCAGAGGCTGAGGCGCTGCAGAAGGTTTTTCTCAACTCGCTCGGTTGGCGTGGTGTTCGCAAACTAGAGCAGTTTGCTACCGTCAACGCCGCGCGTGCCCTGGCGAAGCCGGTACGCGATAAGGCTCCAAAGGATCTCGGCGGACTCGCAAAGAGCGTTCGTGGCCGCCGCTCGCGCATCACGCGACCAGGCGCCATCGTCGGACCAGTCGCAGGGAAAAAGCACGCATGGTACGCATGGTTTGCGGTCAAGGGTACAAAGCCGCACACCATCCCCAAGGTCACTGCCGCGAATCTCTTCTCCGACCGTAAGTTCATTGAGCATCCAGGAACTCGTGGCAACAACTTTGTCATTGAGGCAGTAGAGGCTAATATCCAACTAGCCAAGGATGCGATGGCGAAGACCATCGTCCTGCTGATTAACGATGAGGCGATGCGTAACAAGGTGCTCGGTCTTGAGATCGAGTATGCCAATGGCACCGCCACAAAGTTCCAGAGCGAGCAGGCGCTCCGACAGTGGAACAAGCCTGACTTCATTGGTCCGCTCACATCGCTTCAGGCTGAAGGTAAGCGCCGTAACCAGGCGAGTGACAAGGTTAAGGCAATCGCAGCAGATAAACGACTTGCTAAGTTCAAGCAAGATGTACAGGTATTCGGCATCAAGCCGAATATGTCCAACCTCCGCGCAGGGTAGGAGTAACGAATGCCTAACGTTCAGGTCAATGCAACGATCAGTGCTCGAGATGCTGCGTCCAAAAATATCAGGACCGTCAACAAGGCGCTCGGCACTCTCGGTAAAACTGCTCACAACATCGGTTCAGACTTTAGGAAACTGACGTTCGGCATCGCCGGTATCGCTGCTGGCGTTGGCGCCTTTACCGCTTCTGCGATCAAGGATGCTGCTCTTGACGAGCAGGCTACGGCGCGATTGAACGCAGCGCTCAAGGCGCGCGGCTTTGCAACGGATAAGGTTAGAGCGGCCGTAGAGCAGCAAATCGTTGCTGGTCAGAAACTCGCTTTCACGGATGATGAGGTTCGAGCTTCAGTAGAGGCAAGCACACGGTTTACCAAGGACTATGCAGTTGCACAGAAAATGCAGACGATTGCCATGGACTTGGCACGTACGACTGGCATGACTCTTGGGGATGCCACAATCGCCGTCGGTAAGGCATATGCCGGTGCAGGTGGAAAACTTCTCAAATCGCTTGGCATTACAAAAAAGGGAATCCAGGGGCAAGAGGCGCTCAATGCGCTTTTCAAAAAGACAAAGGGCGCAGCTGGTGCTTATGCAGATACTGTGGCTGGATCATTCGATTCGCTATCAATTGGCGCCAAAGAGTTAAAAGAGCAGTTTGGCAAGGCATTCCTTCCGGCAGTTGGGAGGCTGTTCAAGGGACTGGCCCCATATATTGAGAAGTTCTCTGACCTAATTAAGCGAAATACACCCATGCTGGCGAAATGGGCTGACACTATTGTTCAGGGTATTCTGAACAAGTTACCAGGATTATTTGCGACGTTTGAAGCCAAGGTTCCAAAGGCACTCAAATCTATTGAGGGCTTTGTCGATAAGATCGGTGGTATCGGTAAGGGCGCCGACGATCTGCTCGGACCAGGTGGTTCAATCACCCTGCTCGTTACTGGAATCGGCGCAGCATTCGGCGGACTTAAGGGAGCTATTACCGCTAACCTAATTAAAGATGGAATAGATCCATTCACTGCATTAATTATTGGCAATATTGGTGAGCAAATTCCAAAATCTTTGGCTGCTGCTATTACCAATCAAATAGTGACTAACGCCGTTGCTGGCTATGCGGCAAAGATGGCAGCAGCAAGTGCTGCGACAAACCCTCTTCCAACTGGTGGTGGACCAGGTGGCTTATTTAACTTCGCTGCAATTGGTGCTGCTCTCAAGTCATTTGGCACAACTGCATTGGCTGCGATTCCAGTGATTGGTGGCGCTGCTGCTGCAAGTGGAGGCGCTGGTCTATTCCCTATGTTTGATCCAAACTCTCCTGGATCTTTGACTGGTCCAGATGGACCACTCGGTTTCCTAAATCAAAGCGGTAATGATAAGCAAAAATACTTTGAATCTTTGATTAAGCAATTCGAGGCATCAGGTGCAACGTCTTCTAACGCATATATGGCAGCCAACTATGGATTGGATTTAAAATATAATCCGCAATACACAGGTAAGGGTGATGCAAATCAACGTGCTTACGAACTGGTAATAGCAGGTTTTGGGAAAGCATTTGGAAATATCAGCAATCCGATGGAAGCAAAATATACAAGCAACATTTATATCGGCACAGGAAAAGTCGATACCGTAATAAGTGATTCACTCGTGCGACTTGGTAGAAATGGCCGTAATCCTTAATGGCTAATCCGTTCACCCTCATCGTTGCTGGAGTAACTGGCGCAGGTACCGGTGGGGACCTCCTCGCCTTTCCTACGCCAAGCGCTACGACCACGCCATACGTAGATCTTGGTAGTCTTTCGATGACTCTATCTGGAGATGGTGGCGGCGGCTCGATGTCTTTCGATGTCATTGAGACCAAGGTACCAAGTGGCAATTTGCCATGGTGGCGCTCAGGAGCCGTCTACGACAATGCGCGTGTACAGTTTTTTGATAGTCGATATAGCGCAACTGTGCCACTCTTCCTTGGGTATATCACTGGAATCCAAGCAACACTTCTCGAGAATGGAGTGGGAACCAGAGCAACGGTCAGCGTTTCTGACGCCGATGGATGGCTAACTAAGACCATCATCCGAAATCCAAAGACGAGTATCAGCGTCAAATCATCTATGGATTCGTTCACACAGGGTGGTGCTTCGACTACAGATCAACAGCATATCAATTCACTTCTGTCAAAGATTCATTCACAAGTCAATGATTCAACGACTCGACAACTTTTAGATACCTCGGTGATCAGTGGTACTACGCGCGCTATATTCACTGGAACTGGGCAAACTATTGGCGCGCAGACATTTAAGGCGACTACATTGCAGAGCGCGCTGGATCAAATCGCCGAAGCTGCTGGAGGAACGTCTGAAGTTCAATACCGATACTGGGTAGATGGAAGCGGTCGAATTAATTATGGTCCGAAGGTAGCGGCACCAGGACTAGCAAGTGCTCCTGCGGAGATTGCTGATTCCCCAGCTTCTATTAGAACTGGGTCACTGACAGAGACTACCAGAATCTTTGCTCGTGATATTACTGTCAATTTGGATCACGATTCCATTGTCAAGGGAATCTTCGTACAGGCTGCTGATACCATTGCTCGATACGATAGCAATCAAACCTATCCAACTGCCCCAACAAATGATCCGTACTTTAGAACCTATACTGGCACCTATAGTCGCGATGGTGCCGGCCAGGCCTCACGCAATGGCCCATTGCCACACGAAATCTTCAGCGCGCCAAAGGTGAAAAAGCTGAGTGACCGTGGTGCAACGATTGGATCGCTTGCGCGCGCAACAATGGTTTCGCGCGGAAAGCCCTTGCGAACGGTTTCATTCACGATAGCCGGCGCGAACACTAGCCAGACATCTAACCCAGATTGGTCCTACGGATACAGTCAAGGATATGCTTTGCCTACCGGTGTATCTCTAGCAACTCGTACTGGAACGACTGCAACGATTACGACGAATATGGATCATCCCTTCAAGATCGGTGATTCAGTAAGGGTAACGTTGCTTTCTGGCCCAACCGGATACGCAGATCTCAATGGAAGCTGGACGGTTACGGACGTTCCATCTTCTACGACATTCAAATATACAACTTCTACAAGCGGTACTATTACGAGCGGATTTGCAACTGGGACGATTTATTACTACGTAAAGGCATGGCTACCAGGTCAATATGTTCGAGTACTTAGTAGCTCCCTAAACTTGGACGTGAATACATATCTCTTTATCGCAAGCGTAACGATGCGATTTGCCCAGGGTGGTGGTAGTTATCAAGTGCAATATGATATTGAAGCGGACTTTCGAAGACGTTATCTACCAAGTCTCAGAGTATTGATTGGAGCAGGATAGGATGGGAAAGTACGGAACTGATCTAACAGGATTTGCCGCGTTTGAGGGCGGCGTGAACAATGATAAGGGTGCCTCCCTTGTCGCTACAAATAGCGACGGTGAAACATCGCTGCTGTTTGGTCCAGCTGCGCTCCGCGAGATTCAAGCCGGTGTTGCCAATGGTGACTTTGCCATTCCACCAGATCAAGCTACTGCGACGATTGCAGAAGATAATCCACTGCCGTATTGGAGCCTTGCTACGACTGGAACTGGGCTTAGTGCTGCAGTGGTTACTGATACTAGCCAGGCTTCTGGCAACGCACTCCGCGTGACTGTTGCGACATCTGCGAATGGCACACTGACGCTTACTCGGTATATCCCAATCCCTGGATCGCGTGGACGTACATTCTCGCTGCATCCGATCATCACTCTTGGCGGTGCGACAAACTGTACGGACGCTGAGTTATACATCACCGGTCAGCAATACGATGCGAGCCTGACAAGTATCGGCAGCACAAGTGTTGTATTGAGCACCTATCAGTTCAACTCATACACAGCGACAACTACAAAACTGCTGCCAGATATTGATCAGCAAACAACGTGGAATCAGACTTCTATCGCGTCAAATGCTGCGTTTTACAAGATCACCATCGTCGTACAGAACGCAGGAGTTCCTGCAGGAAATCGCACGATCGACTTCTATGACATTCGACTGGTGACCGGCTCTTCCGACGTCTTCATCGCGGATGGCACGACGCCATCAACCTACGGCCCTGCATGGATCAGCGCCGATAGTGGTCAGTTGAACATTCAGGCATACCCTGCAAGTGGAAATACCTACCAACTACAAGTAACTTCATCTGGCATTGGGATTCCAGGTCCGTTGACCTATCGTGGCACCACCGGTGCATCAATGCTTCTCGGCGGTACGAACGCTCAACTATGGTCATTCTCAAACTCATCAGCAGCGGCAGATCTTGCGGCATCTACCGCCACTACACGATCAGGAATCTTGATTACTAAATCAGTCGCTGGTCAGCCAACGACAAACGTCAATGGGACAGGTACGACCGACGCGTTTGCTGATGCAGTTCGCAATGGTGGGCTCGCATCGGACAATACGAACAATCGCTTTTATGTCTATAACGGTGCTGCTTGGAGATATGCTGCGCTTACCACACCATCTGACTCAAGGTTGAAAGAAGAGATCACAAGCATTAGTGGTGCGCTAGACACGCTCCGTCAACTGATTCCGGTGGCGTTCAAGTGGAAACGCCCAGAGGCACATCAGCGCACTGACTCGGTTGACGACAATGGCAAGCGCCTGGGTTTTATTGCGGACCAGGTGGCGACGACTGACCTCAAGCACTGGGTGGAGGACATGGGCGTCGGTGACATCGAGCATGATCTCGTTGCCGATACGGATGGTCGAGTGCTCGCCGTTAACATTCCCCAAAACGAGATGGAGGCGCTTGTAGTGCAGGCGCTGCTCGACATTGACACGCGCCTCAAGGCGCTGGAGGAACGATGACGCCGCGACAGATTGACCAACTGATCGAGCGCCTAGACGCGCACTCTCTGAAGCTTGATGAGGTGCGCTCTGACCTGGACAGGATCAAAGGAGGATTGGTTGTAGGTGGTGCGCTGATGTTCAGCGTGCTAGTTCCAATCATCGCAGTACTACTCAGTAAGTGAAGCGCGCAGCGTTCCCACTGCTAGGGAT